ACAAAGAGAAATAAGAGCCTGCAATAACACTATCTACCACACTTGCCCCTAAAACATTAAACTGCCCGTTGACAAAATTCCTTTCTGAACTTGCCCCGTTTAAAGTATTAGCGTGTCCAACAATAGAACTATAAAGGTTTACGTTGGTAATAGTATTCCCAAAGCCTATTGATTGGAATTGCAAAGATGATGGCGAACTTGTAGACCTAAACCAACTTGTTCCACCAAAGGTAATTGCATCGCTGTTTGTATTCGCTATTGGTATATTTACAATACCATTGCCAGTAATAGAAAACGTTTCCGAACTATCGGCTGCATTCCTTATTACTAAGGTCTTACTGCCTAATGTATCGGCTGCATTAACTAAGGTTAATCGTGTACCCCTTGCAGTTGAGCCGCCTATTATTAAACCGTTGGTTGTGTCTAAATTTAAGATTGCGTTTTCTTGCAATACATTACCAGTTCCCTCAAACAATACCCTGCCAACCGTTCCCCCTGTTATAGGTGTTGTTCCGATTGCTAATGACGTAGGTGCTAAAGTATAATTAGCCCAAGCACCCGAATGGTATATCCTGTTTATTACAGTACCGGCGGTTGAATATCCAGTACCCCCTACTGTTGCCGTGCCGTTCCTTACAAACACCACAAACCCTTTACCCTCTGCGGGTGTAGGGTCGGTAAAGGTAGCCGATGCAACAACGGTATAAACACCGTCTAATACAGCCGTTGTGTTACTGTTAATTACAATGCTTTCATTTTGCTTTAAATCTAAAGCCGTTTGTAAGTCAGTTTGTGAAGATAGCGTTCCCGTTATACTTCCCCAGGTTGCACCACCACCACCTACCGCTTGCCAACTTCCCTTTCCATTGGCATCAGAAGTCCACACATAACCATTAGCAGCACCCCTGCGAAAAGTTACCCCCCCTAAAAAAAGTACATCGCTTGAAAACGGTTTATAATTCATAGCAATTGCAGTTCAATCGGTTGCAATCTCGGCAAGTATAACGTAACCTATTATTTGAATTACCGCCAACACCAATAACAACAACACCGCCCTTTTTTCTTGAACTTACCGTAGGGTCATCACCCCATAATGGATAGTCAGTTGACTTGTTGCATAGGAACTCTTCGCACTCATTCCAATATGCCTTGCCTTGTTCTTTAGCGTTACTTATTGCAGCTTGTAGTGTTTTGGTATCTACCCTATCCGAAACATCGCTATTGTTTTTAAAAACAACTCCAAAGCGTGTTACATTAACGTTTTGGTTAGCTAAAAATCGTGCATAGGCAAACATTACAATAACAGCCTTTAGCCCGGTAAAAGAATAGGTAAGGTTGTTATAAGTGTAATCGCCACCATTTAATAATGCTTGGTAGTTGGCATCGGATTGGTTGTTAATAAGGTCAGTATAAAACTGATTGCCCATTAACTCTTTAAGGTCAAATTGTTGCGCTTGGCTAATATAAGGGTTAAGCCTTTCTGTAACGTCTAAGTTACCCGTTAACTCCCTATAAGGCTCAAAATCATTAAACGTTATTAGTGCCATTATTCTGTTATTGTTGTACCGTAAACCATAGCTTTAGCACTATTCTCATCAACACCAAAGATAACCCTAATCATATTTGTTTTTTGTTCAGGTGTTAATACTGGGTCAACTAAAATAGTGGTAATTGATTGCACCCCCCCAACTCCAATAACAGTAGCTAAATTTTGGCTATCTACGTTCTCTGAAGTAGCTGTTAAAGGAATAATAGAATAGTCATTAGTTGGGTTAATAGGCATATAATAAAATGCAAAAATCTTTTTATAAACCTCTTCAATTATAAGCCTCTCATCGGCTGTTTTTTTGTTGTAGCTTTCAACCGCTTCTATCTCCTCCCCTGCCGTACCAAGTTTGCCCGATACCTCTTTACCTATTAATATGCTTGCCATTCCGTAATTCATACGGATATTGTCTTGAACTGAACTTTCAGTATATTCAAAAAGTTTGTCAGTATCTTGGTAGTCTACCTTAATTAGTTTAGGGTCTTGCGTTTCATCAGTACTGTCAACACGCATAATTTTTGAACTGTTATCAGCCCCTTGAAATGATGCCAACACCCCGTTTAGGTCATCGGTACTATCACCGTCTTCAGTTACCGCCCTATTAATATAAATATGCGATGCCATAAAGTTGGTAGTAATATCACGGTACTTTTTAACCTTTATTTGTCCATCGGTAACACAATCTTCTAATACGGGGTCGGCTGTTGCCGTTGGGTATTCGTGTCCGTCAACAGAGAAATAAAGTATTTGACCTTTGTATTTGTCAAAACCACCCGCCTGAATAACCTCTTCTTCTACCTTTTCAGGGTTAAAAAAATTGATTATATCAATATTCTCTTTTTTAATTTGCTTTAACCTGCGTTTATTCCAATCGTCATATACGGCAACAGCATAAGGAACGTAACTATCCTTTTCAACCGCTAACCTGCAATGCTCAAAAGGTATTGAATAAACATCGGTAATTTGATAGTTCGCATTGTAGTTAACGTGGAACGCAAAGCCCCTAAACATTGCTAAGTCGTTGGCTGTTTTGCGTAAAATAAAGTCATTAGTTTGACCTAATTGGTTAACCTTAGCCTTGTAAAAAGATTGGTCGGCAAAACCTTGTCCCGTTATAAACTTTGCATAGATTTCGTTACACCTAAATGCTGTTCCGCTACCCTTAATAATGTCCATTACCCGTTGCGGATAGGCATTATCAATGTCATAAGCCAATATCCCCTCTGTAGCTATACGTTTTACTGTTAGCCTTTGCGGTACATCAACAATGGAAGTTCTGTAAACCATTATTCGCCTTTTTTGTCATCAGCTTCTAACGCCTCAATAAAAATTGCCTTGCTTGTGCCTGTAACATCTAAACCACGATTAGCGCACTCTTCCTTTAATGCAGGTAATTTCATTTCAGCGTAGGCACTTTCTTTTTTATCTTCTACAACTGGGCTTTCTTTTAGCAAATCTTCGTTGATAGTCTTAAACTTTTTGCGTAGTTCAGGGCGTGCTAATAGCATTTCTATACAAGCCGATTCAGGTAAATACTTCTCTGAATAAGTAACGCCTTTAAAGCTGATTAAACTGCCTGTTTTTAGAGTAAAATTTTTAGTTGATTGCATATCTTGTTCGTTTGATGGTAAAGATAAGTAATTTTTTAATTTAAAGTAATCACGGTAGAGGTTGCCTGGGCAACTGCCGCAAACTACACCCTTACCAAATGTTGATTTGAATAAAATACCAAACTCTTTTTGAGCCTGTGGATTATACATGACCTCGTTAACTGTCCACTTCATAAAAATTAGTATAAAAAAAGGGGCTTTTTATCGCCCCCTTTCCTTTAGTTAAAAAATGTTATAGTAAGGCTTCAATTAATGCCAATGTTGTAGCATAATTGGTGTCAAATACGCTAAATGGTAAGTGTGGCTCTTTTACAAGTTCCGAACTGCCAAGTTGCAGTACATAGATGCCGTCATTCTCCATTACGTTACGCACGCTTGTTAGCACTTCAAGACCGTTGGTTATACCATAAATCTCAAAAGCTGAATTGCCAGTAGCGGAACGGTTAGCATTTTCAACAATAGCACAAAGGTTTCCCGATTGTACCATTTTTTCAATTTGTGCTTTTGTTTCCGGTGTAATATCAAATGCTGCAAAACCTACATTGTGTTGGTAGCTATCAAAATACTGACCTTTTACAAGTTCAGCACTTGCTGTAATTGAGTTGTTACGCCCCTCTATTTTAAACAATGTTTGACCTGATGCTAATGTAATGCCATCAACAATCTTTTGTGGTGTTATACCTGCTGTGTCGTAGGTAAAATCAGCCCCGTCAAGGTTAAATAGATATAAGGTGTCTTTAGTCCCCGCAATAGGCGGGTTATCACAATCAATCAATATATCTGCGCTTATGCCTCCGCATTGTGCCATAATTCTTAGTTTTTAAAGGTTAATAAGCTACTTCTACCAAGTAATCTTCCAATACTTTAGCATCAAGGTTGTAAGCGAATTTAGCAACGTATTTCTCGTTGTATTCGTCAAAGAATGCTTTAACTTCAGCAAGGTTGCCCTCTTCTTCAACACCTAAACCTAAGTTATCGGTAGTGGTAAGAATGGCACGGTGTGGGCGGTAATATTTAGTGCCGTTGTCTTGGTAAAGGTCAATCATACGGTCAAAGAAATTAACACCAACAACCGGTATGCCGTTGTAAGATAGTGCGCTAAAACCGCCCTCAATGCGTACAAAAGAACTGTCAACACCTTGCATCTCTAATTCGTATGCGTACTGGTCAAATACTGTTTGAGTAACAATAAAAATAAGGTTGTTACGATCACGCAAACGGAAGTCAGCCGATATTTTTAAAGTGTGTAGGGTTTTGGTAGCTATACGGTTAGTTAGGTCAGTTGCATCAAACGCTTGCAAGGCTTTTGTAGATTGTCCGTTTTTAGTTGCCAATGTGTCAACGTAACGTGCCGGGGTTGCTGTACCAATTGCAAAAAGTTGTTTCCAAAAACCGTCAATAGGGTTGAAGTAGTCAACATCTATACCGTTTGTAATAACACCGGCAGGGCTATCATTGTAGTTAGCTGCATCAGTATCACCAAACCAAGCAATACGCCAAGCTGCATCAACGGCAGCATCAGTTAAACGCTCTTCAACAAAGTTAGCAAAGTCAGTATCAAGGATGTTTGTTTTGTTAACACCATTTTTAGTAGCCCAAGCAAAGAATGTATCTTCTAAGTCAGTCCAGCAATCTTCAATACGGGCGGCTATGTACTTTGGAGTCCATACCTTTTCGCTAATATCAATAGATGCGGTGTCGGCAGTTGTTGAACAAGTTGTTTTTTCTTTGCCAAGCAAGCCTAATTTACCAAGAAAAACAATCTGTTTGTTTGCCTTAATGCCGGTAAATACCTGGTGAAATTCGGTAATAGCAGGGCGTGTAAATAACGCCTCGTAGATAGCCTCTGAAAGTAGTTGTACTTCCCTACGGGTAAACGTATAATTGGTTGGGTTTAAAATTGCCATTTCTTATCTTTTTATGGGTTAGGTTAATTGTTTTTTAACAGGTTTGTATTCAGCTTTACGCTCTTTCATACCCTCAAAACGGTTGTCGTCTTTTTTGTTGTCTGTGTGGCGTGCCATGTTATCTTTTTGGCGTGCCTTTGGAACGTATGTAGATTTCACGTTGGCTTTAAGTGCCTTTACTTCTTCTTGCAGTGATTCAATAGTTTCAGCCGATTTTGTCAAAGCGTTTTCTACTTCTTTGTCTTCAGCTTCGTACTCTGCAACTTTAGCTTGCAGGGCTGTTACTTGTTCTTGTAGTTCAGCCATAGTGTATTCGCTTGGTGCGTACACTTCAGTAATTTTACCGCCCTCTGTTACAATACGGAAACCTGCCAAATCTCCTGTTAGCGTGTGTTCTGCATCGGTAGGGGTTTCGCCTGTATTGTCTGCACCTACATAAACCATATCCCCAACTTTAGGAACATCAGCTTCGGTTTCAATATACAGTTCAGTACCATTTTCTAAGGCACTATGCAAAGCCTTTGGCTCTGCTTCAAACAAGGCTCTTACCTTGTCAAGTAATGATTTTTTTTCTGTGGTCATTTTTATTTCAACTTTTCGTTTAGGTTGCAAATCAATTTTAGCATAAGCCTTAATCGGCTCTGCTATTGCGGTAATAAAACCAAGTTCTAATGCTTTGTTAGCGGTTAGGGTTGTTTCAACAGCCATTAGTTGGCGTAGTGTATCAACATCTTGCCCCGTTTTTTTAGCGTAGAAATCAGCTAATTTGGTTTCGTTTTGGGTAAGCATTTCTGCCACCTCTGTAAACTTAGCTGCATCGCCACCAGCTTCAGTCCAGGGATTGTGAATAAAGAACTCGCTGTTAGGAGTCATCAATCGGGTTTCGCCTGATAACGCTATAACGGTGGCTATACTGGCGCATAAACCCTCAATAATAGTTTCAACGGGTTTGCCTAACGACTTAATGTAATCATGGATAGCAAAGCCCTCGCTAACGCTACCGCCCCGTGAATGAATGTGTAAACGTATTGTATCAAATTCACCTGCATTGGTTAATTGCTTTCTAATGCTATCCAAAGAAACAACACCAAACATATCAGCCATATCAGCCGCTACTGTATCTACTTCTCCGTAAGCGTATATTTCAGCTATTTTGCTCATTGATACAAAATTGTTATTTTTGCTGAACACCATTACTACAAAAAAATGCAAGTAGATATATTAGGGCTTGGAGAAAGCCTAAAGGAATACAAGCCAACGGGCAATTTAACCATTGGGGTAAATGACATAGGGACTTACTACCCTGCCGATGTGGTTATATGCGTTGACAACCTTTATAGGTTTAAAGGGAAAAGAAAGAAAACACTATGCAGTTATCAACCAAAAGAATTTTGGTCGCATAGATTAGAGTTTAAACAGTTCCAACCGGGCTTTAAAGAATACCAAATTGGCGGCACTCATAGCCTTAAAAATATGGGTAAAAAAAATACGGTTGTGTTTGGGTTTACTTCCGTTTATGCTGCAATAACTTTAGCGTATAACATATACGGGGCAACTGAAATAAATATATACGGGTGCGACCTTGTCAATCACCCAGTATTAGGTGAAAAGAATAGATTAAACAGTACCGTCAAACACCTTTTTCAACTGTTTTTGTATTTAAAGCAAAAAGGCGTAACGGTTAATCTGTATTGCGGCTTGGCTAAACTTTTCTAAACACCATAATAGTATTTTTAAACCACCAAAGGTTTGCCGCATCTCTTAGCTTTTTGCTTGTTTCAGCATCGTAGCTATACTCGCTAAACATTTTTATTACCTCTTCATTGGGTAATTCGTTAACGTGTCCATCTCCACCTTGACCGGGTATAGCCCAACTCATAACAATAAGGTTAGGTTTAATTCTTTTTAGGTTTGTTATATACTTAGCAGTTAATTGTTTTGGTATGTGCTCTCCAACCTCTAAGCTAAGTACGGTGTCAAATAATATAGATGGATAAAAGTTAACTGTTAGGTCTTGTTCAATACAATCTTTTATTTTGTTCGTGTTTGGGTTGCCGTCATATCCAATAGCAATAATATCACTATCGTTAAACTTTTGCACATACTTACCCTCTCCACAACCAAAGTCAATAACAGAACTTTCTTTAAATAATTCGGTTAGCGCATTAGCTAATGACTCATCAAAGGCGTGATGTTTATCGGTATCATTACCCAACCAATACCCTGTTTTTGCAATTTTCATATATAGTGTCTATTCTGTTAGTGACATTCTCATCAAAACCATACTCACGACTGTACCAAGTGTGAACACAAAAAGGGCTGCCTTTAAATAACAATTCCGTAGTAATACCATCAGCCCAAATATAAGCCGATAAATTTAATGGTTTGCCTTTGGCGTGCAAATAATAAAACAGACCAGCAAACGGCTCATCGTTATTATGCTGAAACGTTCCCCTTTCTTTTGGGCGTGTTGCCTTTTTTATTCCGTCAAAGGTAAACGAATTAATAAAGTCTTTAGATTTTGACCGTACCAATAAAGAACATGCAACAACATTAAAAACATTAAAGAACGGATTGTGTACCGCCCAACTATTTGACCTGCCAGGGTGAACACAACCATCTGGCATACCAACGTGAGTAAATGAATTGTCTTTTGTATACTTTAACAAGTTTAGCACAACATTCCAATCAGTTATAAAACAATCTTCATCAATATTTATTATGTAGTTAACCTTGTTTTCAACAGCGTGTTCAAACATATAGTACAGATACTCAACAGCCGCTTCAAAACCATGAAACCCAGTACACCTATATTTTATTACATCTTGCGGAATAAACTCACACATACGTTCCCATAATACAGGGTTGTTGCTTCTTGTATAAACAGCTACTTTCATAATAATACTTTTATATGGGTTACGTTTGCTTTTGTTGACCGTGATAATTCTTTATATTCTAAGTTGGAAAGCCCGTCATTAGCATCAATAGTATTGACTTTTTCAGCGTTTGTTGCAGCGTGTGAGTAATCTCTTTTATGGTCGGCACATTCAAAAACACATTGCCGCCTATCAACAATAAGCCCTTTAGCTTTTACCCTGTTTAGGCTCTCGTCATCTTCTCCACCCCAGCCCCAAAAGTTATTTGAGTAACCATTGATTGAATAGAACACCTCTTTGTCAAATATGGTAACACCCCCAAAATAATCAGGGTATGGCATTTTATATTTAAACTGACTGCATTTTGTTGCTATGTGGCACGGGTTTAAAGAATAGCGATAATCAACATCAGCCGGGCGCATATCAACATCGTGGAATATATAGTAAGCGCATTGTTCTTTTGATACATCAGCCCCGATATTTAAAAGTTTAGCCCTGTTAAATGGTTTTTTGTCCGCTTGCTCAACTACATAAATATGGTAGTTTCTAAAGCCTTGTTTTTGCAAATAGCGTGTTAAAGTTGGGATAAAAACATTAAGATGTGCTTGCCTATCACGGTAGGGAATAATAAAAGCTGCACGTTGCTTTTGCTCTTTTAGGTGTCGTGGTACGTTGTTAAAATCTCCTAAGTGCCTTACAAAACCATTGCCGGTAATGATTGCTGAAACAAAACCTTTGTTTTTATAAAAAGCCCCTACATTGGCTTCAACAGTTGCACCGTGTTCTCCGTTTTGTGCATATTGACTAAACGACTCTAACAGCTTGTATTCTTTTAATCTTCTTAACCCAGGGTTAAAACTAAACCCGTTCCATATTCCTAAATGTTTAGTTATTGGGTGTTTGTATTTTACCCCCTTACAGTTATAAATTTTTGGTAACAATGGATGACCGTTGGTATCATTTTCGGCTCTTATCCAAACCTGCAATACATTAGGGTTGTTTTCTAAAATAACCTTTGATTGCTCAATAAAGCCCGATTTGTAAAACTGCCAATCCTCTTCACAATGAAAAATATAAGGTGTTTTTACAAGTGCATAGGCTTTATCAATAGAGTATGGTTGACCTTTGTTAACTTCGTTTTCTATCCAAGTAATAAAAGGGTACGACTCCTTTAGTTTATCATTGCAGCCCTTTACTCCGCTATCGTCAATAATAATAAACGAGTGCAAAGGGTATGTGTTAAACTCATCAAGACTTTTTAGTGTTTCGGATAACAAGGTAGGTCTATTGCACGATGTTAGCACTACTGTAACATCAGATTGATTGGTAAAATTCATAGGCTTCAGGTGTGCAATGTTCTTTCAAAAAATTATTATCGGGGGTGTAAATGTTAGTTCGGGTATGTCCACTACCGCCCGACATTCCTACACCGTGTTTAATACCTATTGCCATTATTCTTTCAGGTCGTACCGTTACGCCTTTCCATTTACTCCAAATAAATAAATCAGCAAAGGCATAGTTGTTTGCCGGCATAGGATAGTCAATGCAATTTTTACTTACCATAGTGCAAAACATACTTGCCCTTTTTTCGTGGGATTGAAAATGTACCCCCTTTACCCCTAAGTGATAATAGTAAGTATAATCAATACCAAGTAAGTCAGGCTTGCCGTGTTGCACCCATTCAGCATACATATAAGCTATATAGTCGGGTTGGTAGTAATCGTCATCTTCCCAAAATATAATACATTCAGCCCCTTTTTTAACAGCGTTGCGTATTCCGTATTTGTATCGTTCTGTTATGTCTTTATCGTGGGAACGTGGGAGGTAATCAACAATTTCAATAATGTCGGGTTGCTTGGTTTGCATTAAGATTTGTTTAAGTGCAAAATCTAAGAACTCGCCCCTATCCCCCCTTGTTGGAATTACAACTGCTAACATTCTTGCCCCATTTTTTTAACAGCCCTCCAAACGGTTGTATCGTTAACATCGTGTTTGTTGGCTACATTATTGACTGCGGTTGTAATTGTGCAAGGCTTACACATTTCTTGTTTTACCTCTGCATACATTTTTGATTGCTGAATAACAAGGAACGACATAGCCCCTGACTTAACAAGTTTATCCATTAACTCTTGGTTTTCGTTTATCAAATCGCCTAACCTCATAGCGTTGCGGTTGCTTTAACCCTGCCTACCTTTTGCGTTACATCAATAATATCAACTACTGATACTACTGGCTGTGGCATTGTTTTAAACATATCGGCTAAGATATTAAATTCTTGGCTAACAGGCGGTGTGTATATTTGTCCACCATCGGCAAACTTAACACCTCCCCCGGCTTCGTTTATTGCGCTTAGTAATGGTTTGTACATACTAACCGATTTGCGGTTAATAATAACCTCTCCCCCCTCCGCTTCAATCATTCCGCTTGGTGTACCTATTTTAATTCCACCTTGTGCGTGGCGGTTGCCTACTAACATACCATCAGCCGCTTTAGGTATTATGCCGCCCTTTTCAAAAGAACTTAACAAAGCCGCTTTAAATGCGGTAAACAAGCCCCTTATAATACCTGCAACCAATAAAGATTGAGCAAGTCCAGCAGCCCCGCCCGTTAATGCTGATTGCGGTGTTGTAAATGAGTTGGCACTTGCTATCGTAGTTGCCCCCAATATTTGTACCTCTACTATTTTACCAAGCGTATCAATAACAATAGACAATGCTTGCTTTGAAAACTTTTTAAGGTCTATGCCATTTTCGGTAATGCTATCAACAAAGGCTTTATTTATTAGGTCCGCTTGCTGAACAAATATTGCGGTAACAGCATCGGCATTATCATTTAGCGTTTTGGTTTTATCAGCATCAACATTCTTAATCTCACCGCTATAAATTTTATATGCGTCAAGGCTTTTAGCTTCGTTTTCAGCTTGCTTGCTAAGTTGGTTTTGTGCTATTAAATCTTGCCCGGCTATCAGCTCATTTGTAAGGTCTTTTTGAAATTGAGCATCGGCTGACAGTATTGCCCTTAGATTTTGGCTGTATAGATTTTGTAATGCTAACTTATCAGTTAAGTATTGTTGCTCATTTACCAAACCTAATTTGTAAGCCTCTTCTATAATCTTACCCTCTTTTACATAGGTATCTGTTAGCTGTTTTATCCTGTACTCATAATTGTCGGATAGTATCCTGTTCTCTAAAGTGTTAAGGGCTGATAAAGCATCTTGCCTTGCTTTTGCCTCACGCTTAGTTAATTCAATCCTTGCCGCTACATTGTCTGCTTCAATATCCAATCGGTCTTGGTCTAACTTAATAAGTTCAAGGCTGTATTTTGCTTGCAGTTCAACATTAGTTTTGCTCTGCGACATAAGGGTATCAAGCCCTTTTTTTTGGTCTTCAATATCTTTTAGCTTTTGAGCGTTTAATTTGGTTTGCAAATTATAAAGGGCTAAGTCGCTTGCACCTTGCGCTGTTGCTAATTTTATTTGCCTTTCAATATCCCTTGCTCCACCGGCTGCTAAGGCACGTTTTTCGGCTTCTATTTTTACAAGGTCTTCATAAGCTGAAAACAGTAAATCGGCTTGTTTTTTTTGAGTTTCTATGCTATCCGATACGTTTTCAATAATACCTAATGACCTCTTTTGCTCATCTACCCACTTAGCATAATCTACACGCCCAAAACCAATAGTTTCATTAAAATCAGCTAAAGCATTAGTTACCCCCTTGAAGTTAAAGATTAACTCACCTAATAATAGAACAATTGCACCTATGCCAGTAGTTGCCAAAGCTATTCTAAACAATTTTAAAAGCCCTGTTGTGCTTCCTACAACGGTTGCATATAAAAGTTGTGCGGCTGCGGCTGCTTGTGTTCGTGCCGTGTTTAAAGCAACCATAGCTGCACTATCTTTTTGCAGCGCATTAGCCACTTGTTGCACCCCATTAGCAATAGCCATAGTAGACTGTATTCGCACTAAGGTCTTTTGCAGGTCTTTATTCTCATCACCAAACAAAGCTGCCGCCCCTTGCGCTGCACTAAAAGCCCCTGCAACTCCACTTATGCCAGTTGCTACCCCGTCAATCAAACTTGTATCTGATGCTAAAGCCTTAATGGTGTTGTTAACATCACCCATCGTATCTTTAATACGCCCAGCTTCAGCACTTAAATTCCTAAACTCTTCGCTATTGCCCTGCCCTTGTAGTTCTAATTGCTGCAATTGTTGCGTAAGTTCACGCAATTGTTGACGTAGAGGTTTAACGGCTTCAGTATAGTTACCTACGTTTCGTGCATTTTGCCCGTAGCTGCTTTCAATCCTTTTTAGTTCGGAATTTAAACGGGCTACCTCTGCAACTTGGTCTTTGCCTTCTTGGGTATTCTCACGTTGTTCAGCACTCATTTTGTTAAGTGCCGATTGCGCTACTACATACTGGGCTTTTAATTGCTCTAAACTACCCTCTGCCGCATTGTTGGCTTTAATGCTTGCTTGCAGTACACGGTCTTGTTCACGGTACGTTTTATTTAACAGGCGTAATTCAGCTTCGGTAGCCCTTAGTTGGTTTTCGTTGGCTTTCTCATCACCCCGAAGTTTAACCAAAGCCCCCGATACTTTCTTAATCTTGTCTTCAGTATCTTTTAACGTATTGCTTTGTACGTCAATCTCAATTATTATCTTTTCGGTTGTTGCCATTACACCTTTATTAATTCTACTTCGGTTAATTGATTAGGTTGGTAGTTGTTGATTTTGTTAACGTAGAAACGACCATAAGGGTTAATAGTTATTGTCCTATCAAACGCAAAAGTTAAAGCATCTATGGCTGTCAAATTCATTAATACGGTCAACTTTTTAAACCTACCAAATGAAAATGCAAGGCTTATGTAGTTATCAATTAGCCCGTTTTCATTGTCTACAAATGTAAGGTTATATGCGCTATCATTCCAAAACCAAGTCAACGGCTCTGCATTAGCATCTTGCGCTGTATTTGTACCGTCATCGTAAACCAACTCATCACTCATTACCGTAAGGTCTACATATAACAATCTGGGCTTAACAGTGGTTAGTTTATAAACGGCACTTGTTTGGAAACCTAATGTATTTAAAATATTAGGTGTTACGTTGTAAATTATAACTTGGTTAGGGGCTGCAATAGCCGGTGCATCACCTGACGATACAGAAATCTCATCGTATTCAAGCAATGGTATTTGTGAAACGCTAACATTGTCAAACCTGATAACGTCTAAACTTGCTGCAAATGGTTGTTGAATGGTTACAATGGCTTTGCTTAATATCTCATCACTAATCAACAGTTGACCGTTGGCATAGTCTACGGGGTTATTAGTTTCATCAGCCCACCTAAACTGATTGTTTTGCCCGAAAAATGCAGGGTGAAAATCTATCTTTCTACCGCCCACGTCTAATCTATCAGTCCAGTCTAAAGGCGTAGCGTTATAAACCTCATCGTAAGTCAAAACCGTTATAACCTGACTAACAACATCGGCTTTAAATAGTAAGTTGTATCTTTGGGCTAATGACTTAACAAACTCTTTTAAGGTCATTTCGGGCATATTGCCTGTACACTCAAAAAGCGACTCGTATTGAATTGTATTGTCAGCAATGGTAACTTCAAAATAGCTATCTGTTGACACAGTAAATGTTTCTGATATGGTATTGTTGTTATCGTATATAAGCCAAACATACAATTGGTCGCCGGCATTACATTGCACATTTTCAGCAAGCAAAGTATTACTGCTACCCAAGTTTAATGCAGCCTCTGCTAATACTATAAAATCGCCGTTAGTATCTTCTTTATATATAAAACAGCTACCATTACATAAAGGGTTAAATGTTGTATTAACTTCTAAATATGTGTTTATACTATATAGCCCGTTTGACGGAACTAAATAATGGTCAACAGAATAATTAGAGCCTGATACAACACTATTAAAAGGCAATTTAAAAAACACAAATGTGTCGGCTAAAAGTATTGTATTTAAGTTGGTTGACCTTTCAGCATATACTCCGTTATCTAACAACCACGTTTCTGTATGTTTAGGCTCATTAGTTACAATAGGAACTATCTCTGTAAGGTAACGGTTATCGGTTAAAAAATCGCCCTGCATTTCAAAGCCAGTCAACTCTAAAATCTTTTGCATTATAGAGTGAACATACAAGCAAGGGCGTAAGGTCTTAGGGTTAACAATTAGCGCATTGTTTAATGTACGGTAAACCTCATCAGTACCATACTCCACAATCCCCCATATTACGCCCGATGTGTTGTTTTTAGTGCTAAATGTATTAGGTGTTGTACCTACTATATTCCAATAGCTGTCAAAGTCGGATAGGTCAAGGTCGTTAAGTTTCTTATCGCCCATCGCTTCAAAAAAACCACTATTCCCGCTAAAGAATACCACGTTGGCAAAATCACCATCAACACCATCTAACTGCAAAAAGCCCGATTGAACAATCCCGTTAACGTGCAACTGGGCTGCAATCCTTGTATAAGGAATATCCGAATAGGAATTGACATCATTGGCAAAGCCTAACAGCCTTTTATTGAGTGAAGTTAACGGTAGCTTAATAGAGTTGCTGTAATTACCATCCCTACTTTCTAAGTTGGTAAGGTCATGCACTTGCAAGGTTAATGCAATAACCGTTTCACGGGCAAGGTCGGCAGGGGTATTGCCTATGTATAGCGTTACGCTCACTTTGTTATCTGACCTAAAAGGTTAAAATTAATAATAGGTTTCGGTTTTAACACTTGGTACTCCTTAATATCGGTTGCCATTACACGGGTAACAGAAAGGTTGTCTATGTAATAATAGGCATAAGGAAACTCGCTGCCATAATCAACATACTTGGTAAGGTAATCAGGGAAAAAGTTTCCTAAGTTAATTACCGTTTCGCCACCTTTGGCAAAGTAGTATTGTGAAAACAATATCCAGTTGGTTGTATCGCTTACCGTTTCCCGTGAGTAAATTACTTTAGAATAGTCTATTCCGCTATAATCTATTAGGTATGGGTTTTGGTAGGGTATTGTACCAAAGTAAACACCCATATTGTTGCAAGCCATTTGGTAACGGTCTGCCCGGCTGTAATAAAACTGAACAAGGTACACGCTATCTTTAACCATTGGCTCTATTTCACCCCTTACCCACTCCCTAACTTCAGGTTGTGTTGACCCTAAACAGATAGCAATGTAGTTTTGTCCGTCTTGTGGCTGTTGGCAACCAAACCAATTACAAGGCGTACCTACGTTTGAGTAATCAGCTTGACCGCTTGGTACGCACCCGCTAATCAAATCAATATCGCACCTTACATTTTGCCAACCATCAGGGCTTTGCGCTATCAATGTAGGGCAACTGGCAATCTCAAAGCTGCCATTAAATACCTGCGCTTTGGCTGTAACAACCATAAGCAAGGCAATTGCTATCAATGTTATTATTCTTATCATAAGTTTATTCACTTTGTATATAGTCGGTTGGTTTACTGATTGTAAAGATAACATCGTAAGTCTTACGCTTGTTATTAAATACGTTAAATGTGCCTGCATTAACATTAGTGCGATATTGCACCGCCCCGTTCTCATCAACAACAAAAACGGCTATTGACTTAGGCAATCCCATTAGCCCCCTTACATCGTTCTCATCTAACTTGCTTGCCGTTAATGTTATGCTGTTACCTGATGCTTTGCTAAGTAGTACCGCTTTTGCATCGGCTGTTGCCATATCTTCAATGTAAGGCTCATACACCTGACCGCTTGAAGTCGTTTGCACTTCTATCTCACGCTCATTAAATAACCAGTAATCCCAACCGCCTAATTGGTTTCTCCAAACTAACATAGTACCTGGGCAACTTTCTCTTACCCTTATGTACTTCAATTCACCAACCGCCAAAAACGGGAATACACTTCTACGAATTTGCACGGCTGTATATGAATAGGGGCTACTTGTTACAACTCCCCTGTTAACTCCAATCCTACTTACTTGTCCGTTATAATCAACCAACGTGCCTACTGAAGTAGCTTCAATAAATACTTTGTTCTCATCGTACCATAGTTGTATGGCTTCTAATGTATCTCCTAAGTTAAAGCAAAAAGCTAAATCAAACGGATAGCCCAACCATATACTTGGCTCTTCAAACCCACTCATATATAAACCATCAGCATCAGCATCGTCAATCATTAAGTATTGAGCCATGTTAGGGGCTAAGGTAGCTTTTAACTGCAAAGCTGAATTGGTGGCAAAGAAATCAATATCAACATCGTCATCATTAGAAACAACATCGTAAGCGCCGGCACTTAAACCGTAGTAATTTTCACGGTAACGAACCCTGTAACGCAAACTTCCGCCTGTATCTAATTGGTTAAGCGCACTATCGGAATAGCTGTAATCATTGCTTAACTCCCCTTTTAGGTACTCTTCTATTTGAGCAACAACACTTCCGTTTGGTAGGTTTTGAAACTTAGCCATAGGTGTAGTTGAACTTACACTTTGCCCGTTGATAGGTACATAAGCCGACCCGTTCCATTTGTCAATAATAAGTTCTACCCTCCAATCTTTTATAATGGTAGGGTATATTCCAAAACCTGATGTTGAACTAACATAAGGTATATCGGTTGTTACGTTGTTGCCTGATACAGCCGTTACAGTACCCGTTGCATTATAAGTAGTGCCGTTTGATGACTGAACATATATAGGGGTATTGGTTGTTACGCCTGATGGTGGCGTAGTGCTAAAGTTAAAACGGGCAAAACCGCTAACATTTGTTACAGTTGAAAACACCCTGTCTTGCCTTTGAAAGATAAAGCGCACATAATTATAACAAGCAGTCCAGTAACTTATGTCACCGGTGTTAGGCTCGGTTGCTTGTGGTCTTTCTATTATGCTAACTGCCATTGGTTACTTTTTTAAGTTCTTTTAGCCTATCAATTGATGCCAATTGTTCTTTATGCGTACCACGTTCAATACGCAATATTTGAACGTCTACAAAATAATCAACATCTTTTATCACCCCGCAAGATAGTTTTTGTGGGCTTTTAAATTCCGTTGTTCTTGCCCATTCTATTAGGTCGGCTGTTTCCATTATATTACTGTTGCTGATGTGTTTCTTATCACTTCACTTTTAATCAAAGATACATAATAGTCCCCAAACTTAGCGGCTGTATCGTTTAACCATTCCTGATTAACCGCTTCAGTTATTACACCGCTATTTTTGCCCGACCTGTAAAGAACGTTACCCTCTTTTAATAGCTTGGTAGATATTGCATAGGCTAAACTGCGTTGGTTGCCGTTGGCGGCTGTTATGCCTTTAATCAATGTCCACCGTTCAATACTGTCAACCATTGCTTTAGGTGGGCGTGTGGTCTTTTGGCTTGGTCGGCTGCCATACTCGCTTGCAAACAGATAACCCGCCCCGTCAATCAATACGCCTTTGGTGTCATCGGCTTGTATTTTCATTTCGGCAATTGACCGACCTGATGCTCTACGGTTTTGAATAACCATATTGTTAGCAATGTTCATTTTTGCCAACTCTAACTGTTCAATGATTATTTCTTTTATACTATACATATAGCACCCCCGTTAACAATAGGCAAGTCAATTTCTAATAACACTCCAGTTAAACCAACATCGTATGGCAGGTTGACTACATCGGTTAAGGTGTAGCTTGTACCAGTTGCCACATTAAAGTATTTTTTACCGTTGGCATCTTCAGCACTTTGCAGCCTAACAATAAATTCTTTAGCGTATGTGCGCATCTCTAAAATAGTAACCCTTTGTTGTGCGGGTGTGGCATCTAAAATAGCCTTATCAGCAAAGAACATAACCACTGGGTATACAACTGTTGAATTACCCATACTTGCTATGGTTTCACGGGAGCGTAACGGCTCGTCTAAATAAACCTTTGGAAACGTGGCGTTATCCCCGTCTTTGTTTTGCTCAAAGCGTGTGCCGTGAGTTAACACCAATGCTGGGCTTGCACCAATAGAGCCTACTATCTCACTTAATACTGTTACTATATCAACGGCTTGCATATATCTTTTGTAGTTTTTCGGTGTAGTCGCTTACTTCTTTTTCGTACCTTAATATAGTAAAGGCATCGGAATACTCCAGGTCTTGTACTTGTTCTGATGTCAAACCGTGCGCTTTCATAATTGTACGGATTTGGGGGTACGAGCCATATTTTTTAAACCGTTCAACACCTGCTGCAACCTCTTCGGGCTTTGGCTTGCTGCCGAGATAGTCGGCTTCACGTTGGATGACTTTAGCAAGCCGCTCAAAAAAAAATCAATTAAGGGCTTCGCAGAGGTTATTGGGTAATCATTAAACCATTGCTCTAACTCATCAACTCTTTTATCGGAATAACTGCCATAGGCTTCAACACAAAAAGTTATTGCCAGTAGTCGTGCATAGCAATCGGGATTAACTTCTACACCTGATGTATTGGTAATGGCTAATTGCTGAAATGCTATCTTTTGCCCAAACTTTAAACCCTCAAACCCTGCCGGTATGTTTAATACCTTGTCTTTATAATCAACCGCTTCAGGTTTTTCAAACTTTGGCAATCGGCTTAACCAACCTAAGTTAACACCAATGGTAAGGTGAAAGTTAGCTAAGTCCGCATTGTTAAGAGTATCAACATCAATACCTAACAAGCAAGCTGCCACCGTAACTGCATCGGCTGTATCAGGCAACTTGCGTAAGGCTGAATAGCTTTTGAGGCTTAACTCTTCCCAGTCTAATGGTAACTGATAATCTTTATTGTCAATCTTTAGCTTTAGCATGTTGCAAATATAAAATATTTTAGTTAATATTACCGCTTCATAGTGTTTGATTGGTTAGACTTTGCCCTGCGTACTGCGGGGCTTTGTCTTTCAATGCACTTATCAGTTACTTGTATCAGGTGCTTTGTTCCGTTCAGTTCAAACCGTATTACGTTGGTTTGCTTATGCCTTTTGCACTTCTTAACCTCAACACCCCCTAAAGAATAGATTGATAAAATAAACCCTGCAATAGCCCGGTAAGCTAATGATTTACTGCTATACAGTTTATTGGTTTTCATATTCATACCCGACCCGCTTTTGTAGGTTATTTGGTATTTGTCCTCGTTCTTGGTTATTATTATTCTTGCTGCTATTGTTTTTATTTACCTACTTGAAACTAATTGTACTCTTTGCCTTGTTAGTGGCTTGCTGACTAAATGGTAGCAGCCGTAGCGCATCGCATCACAATTATGAACTAATACCCCGTTTGCAAAGTATTCGTGGCAATCTTCAACTTCTAAATCATATACTATTTCTTTCCAACTTTCGCCTACGCCTAAGTGCAGTAGCTTTGCAGTTTTGATGGCAGTATTTTGATATGCCTCTGTTTCTTGTTTGGTATTCTTTTCCGCATACTTCGCATGATAAAGTTTTAAATGGAACATTCTCCCAAAGTTTAGTAGCGTGTTGCCTATGCCATTCAATACCGTCTTTTGTTTTATGCCACTCTTTTGAGGCTTCAATACCTTTTGCGTGAAATTCTTTAGCCCAGTCAGGATTATTGATAAACTTTTGCTTACCATGCTCTGAAAGATGTTTTTTAGCTTCGATAAGTTTAAGATTATCAATTCTATTATCCCAAGAATTACCGTTAACATGGTGAACATGATACCCTTTTGGTCGTTTGCCATTGTAGTATTCCCAAACTTTGTGGTGCATATGGTGTTTATGCTGCATAAAGTATTTTCTGCCCGGATAGAGTTTATATCTTTTTCCGTTAAAGGTTTGATATGGCAAATTGTCTGCCCCTGTTTTAATTGTGAAATCTGTGTCCATTCTGTATCGGTGCTGATTAAATGATTGTTAGTAGCACACAAATATACAGAAATCGTACCGCATTGCATCAAATACTTATTAACTTGTTTCTCTCCGTTATTAAATACGTTTAATACTTTTTTATAACCCTTTCTTGTTAATACCATATCACCAACTTTAATTTCTGATATAGGCTTATTGCCTTTGTCAGTAAATATCAATGTAGATGCAATAAAGCAAGCGTCGTCTTTAGCCTTTACAGGCTCTTCTAATACGGTATCAGTAGCGTTATGACGTTTCCATTTGTAGTTCTGTATCTCTTTAACCAGGTTCTCACCATTGACAAATAGTTTTTGGCTTTTTACCTTATCAATCCCGTGCTTTACTTCTTTGGTTGCCGCCCTAATGTTGTAACCGGCTTTGCGAATGTCGGCTATTATTTCAGGTCTTGCACCATCGGCATATATTTCGGCAAGTTTATCAACTACGGCTGCCAATGCGTTTATCAGTTCGGGTGTTGTTAGGTGCGATTGGTAAAGCAACTCACGGGCATATATCTCACCATCACGGTAAGAACACTTAACAAGTGCCGTGGGGTGATTGTAGCCAAAGTCTAAGCCATACATTACCCTGCAACCATCAGGCTCTTCGTGGTAATATTCGTAACGTGGGTATATTAAGTCCTTGCTACTGGCACGTTCACCCATTCCGTAAACCTTAAACCAATCGGGGTCGGCTTCACGGGCTGCCTCAATTTCGGCAACTATTTCTTTAGGTAGAAACGGATTGTCTAAGTATGTAGACTTAATCAGCGTGCAATCCTCACGGGTTAGTATCTTATCGTATATCCAATGGTAAAGGTCAGACGGGTTAAAGTCCATTAGTATCTGCCCGGCGGTACGGCTCGTTACTTGCTTAAAATCTTCATAGGTACAATAGTTGGCTTCATTAAACCAAAATATATCCTGTTTACGCCCGTGCAACTTTAGCGGGTCATCTAAGCCAATAAATTGTATTTCGCTGCCGCTATCCTTTAGGGTGTAGGTTAGACTGCTAAGGTGTACATTAAAGCGGTTGGCTATCCCTGCCTGACTGATAACGTCTATAAAATCTTTGTATGCTGTATCTTTTAGATTAGTTAAAGCCGACCTTGCAATGGTTATCTTTAAACCTTTGGTGTTGATTGCTTTATACAATATGTACTGAATGATAGAATAGGTTTTGCTTGACCTTGCTCCGCCCTGATGTACTATGAGTCGGGTGTTGGCTGCTAAGGTTTGTTCAAAGACTATTGTGCTATTTAGTTCCATCTGGGCGAACTATGCGAATGGTAAGTTCGTTGCTTTCGTTTCCGTCTTTATCGGTAAAGCTGACGTTTTGCAGCTTAGGTAATATGTAAGGCAACACTTCGCCACATGCTTTAACGTAGCTTAAACCTTTTAGCGTGTTCATTTCTTTAAATAGCTTATCAACCATATCGGTATTGAAACCATCGGTTAATGCTTCTCTTAGTTGCCTCTTAATAGGGTTGGTTGCCCCTTTAGGTTTGCCGGGGTTTCCCTTTTTAAATGCGGTGCTTGGTGCTTTCCTTGTTCCCATCGTATCGGGTCGTTATTAACGATATTTATACCAAAGTTAACATTTCTTTTCTAATTCCTTTGCCCGGTATGTGAACGGGCTTGGTAAAGTCGTGTGTTTCAGGCTCAAAGTTAGCCCAATCTTTTAATATATCTTCAATTCGGTCTTTATAATTTCGGTTTGCGTTGCTATGGGTTAACTTTTCACGGTAGCTTTCTACACTATCCCTGACGTGGCTGTAGTGGTGGGCTTCAATCTCTTCTCTTTTGAAGATGTGAATGTTCTTTGCTGGGATTGCTCGTGTAGGGTCTACTCTTATATCCCAAGCGTTTAGTTTTAAGTTTCCGATTGTTTGAATAAATGGTATGTAATATGTTTCGGGTGTGGCAAACTTTACCGTTTTATACTTATAGTAGGTTTGCATTTGGCAAGCGGTGGCTTGTAGGTTGTTGCGGTTGATGAAATATATAGCTCTATCCACGTCTTCAGGCTTGTAAACCTCATCGCAATCCATCAGCAGTACATGGGTGCAACCAATAAGCCTATCAATACCTTTTTGCCTTTTTGCCATTTCGCCTTTGTGGTCTTCATACTTACCGTAGACTAATTCTAATTGGTGTGCAAATGGTTGAATGCCGGCAATGCTTTCTTTTAGGTTTTCAAGTCCGTCAAATATGTTGTATACTACTCCTAATTTCATTTTCTGTTGTAATGTACTGTTAGTATTCTTTCTTTTACCGTTTCAAAATCTAAGTGCATAGTTGCGGCGTGTTTTAAAACAAGGTACTCAAAATCCCCCTGGTTATCTCCGTACTTATCGTGGCACTCCCGGCACATAGCCATAAGGTTTTCAATAAAGTCCATTACCTTACTGCCACCCATTCCTTTAGGTTTTATATGGTTTATGTCTACGGCTTGCCTACCACATTTACACTCGCACTCTATCCAGCTATTAATATCGTAGCCAAAATAGTCAAAGTAAATTTTAGTGTGCGGTTGCATTGTTAAACTTTGTTAATGTTAAAGTTGGTTTCGTAGTATTCTTGGGCTGATGCATTAATATCATAGCATTGCTCAGCACCTTTATTCCATGCTATTTCTATATCCTCACGCTCTTTGGGGAAGTACTTTTCTAATACCTTGATTGCCCTCATTACGCCAGATATATAATCAGGTGTTTTGTCCATTGGAACATAATTTAATTCTTCTATTGCTTCCTGTAACGCTGTTTCCATGTTAGTTAGATTTGGTGGTTAGTTCTGTTCCTGTAAGGGCGAATATTACGTTCTGCAAGGTGTGTAGGTGTTCGCATGGTGTTAAATAGCGGTATGTGTCGCCCGTGTCAATAGATATTCCCCACCTGTTTAGGTAATTAAGTATGTACTCATTGCTCCCTATTTTTAGCGAAAACCAACTAACAGTCATATTATCGTTATAGGCTTTCTCAAAACCCAACTCAACCAAACGTTCTTCTGTGAGGGGGATGCCCTCAAATCTGTCATACACCTCAACATTTGCACTGCCCTCTATACATTCTACCCATATAGAATAATCAAATGCTCCTATGCTGTCTAATGATGTAACAGCCACTATTTGGCTATGCTCAACATCTTCTTCTTGTTCTTCATTGATATATATCCCTCTAATAAGGTTACCTATCCGTAACTCTTGTGGTTTTAATGCTGTCATTTCTTCTATCTTTA